CCCCTAGCAAATGCCATAACATACTCTGTTATGACTAGCCAAATAGGAATTAGCATAACAAGTACTAGAATCCGTGTCGCTAGTACTCCAGTAGGTCTAATGTTAGCAACACGAACAGCACCATATGCTGATTTCAGTCGGCTCATGATTTGATATTTCATTATCAGTCACCTCCTATATCGTCCGTGTTAAGTGTGATACTTCTTCCTATCGGCATATTATTTAGAACTTGGATATGCATCAGTTCAGTACTCAGACTCTGAACTGTGGTTTCAAGGTTATTGAGCCTATGAAACTTCGCAGCATCTCGTTCTTCCAGCTTGACCAATTGCTTTAGTATTTCCTGATTGCTTTTTGTTAATTCAGCGATACTATTGATGGCGTCAGATAACTTATCGTCATAATCCTTACGTTGTTTATCCATGCGTCGAGCCAAATGGTCATCTAATTCTTGCTTAACTGCGACTAGCGAGGTATGTTCTAAAAACCACACCATCGCACGAAACGAACCCCTAAGGGCGGCCCAGATGACCCCTAAAAGGGTCACCCAGAATCCAATGTCCGCGAAATACGGCGGAATTCCGAAGTCCATTAGCAATAATCTAATTTCATCCATTTAGGCCTCCGCTTTCTCCCATTTTTCACTGAAAAGGTTCCATTTCTTGCTGTGATCTGGATTGTAGACCTCTAACGAAATTTTTTGCATCATAACATTTTGTGGCGGATGAGATTCCTCGCTAACGGTTATTTTATTAACCCTAATTAGTCCACTAGATTGTAAATTAAGATTATTACCCGACCATACAAATGCCGGTATATTAATCACTGCAAAAGAACTACCAGCGAAAGCATCCCTATCAATATCAGTGGCCTTTGGCAAATTAATAATATTGTGGTCAGTTCCAGCAAACGCTAATGCACCAACTTTAACAACATTCGGACAGTTGAGTTCACCTTCCAAATCGCTACGGCCATAGAACTGCTTAGGCAGAATCTCTGTGGCCGTTTCCGGATTGAATTCAATAAGACCTTTGATTTTAACAGTGCTAACGACATGCTCAATTAAGTTAAGATATTCAAGATAAATATCATCTGTCCCATAAGGCTGAATTCTAATAGTTGCACTCCCGGATTGAATTTCAACAGCTTCTGTGCTGCCACTCACTCGAACTTTAAAGCCATCTTGCCCAGATACACGAACTTCCGTATCCCCTTTTCTTGGCTCGTTAAAGGTAAGTGGTGCATAAGGTTGCTCAGCCAATGCATGGACAATAGCAGTTAATATCGCTTCAAGGGTACCGCTATTAATAAGAACGTTCTTACCTTGAAGTGCTGAAACAACGCCTGATAAGTTAGGCATCTTCGCTTTTAAAGATTCCAACCACTCCTCCTCGGTTCCTACGAATCCATGTGCTAAAGCAATTTCATAAGCACTTTTCCCGTTATCGCCTACCAAGGTTGCTTTTACTTCCGCCTCTACTTTAACCGGACCTTCAATTCTTACTGGTAAAGCTTCGTTTTGCATAATACATTCCTCCTCTAATCATGCATGGCCACATCCTGAATTATGTTGACTACCCCCATGCCCAGTTTGTAATATCGGCTAGGCTCCGATTCCTTATATGCAAAAGCATCATACACATGCTCACCAAAGGACTTAATTTCTAGAGTATCCTTTCCGGAAATATTGAATGTCGCAATCTTCCCAGATGCTACCCCTTGCACTTTAATAACAAGCGGACCGCTTGCTCGCTTTCGTATGGCGAATACTGACTTAAACCCGGTCAAATCCACACTGTCATCTTGAACCGCGTAAACTATCCCGAAATCCTCGCCAATGTTGAGGTCTATATCCTTTACATTCATTACTTATCATCTCCCTTAATTGAATGGAATCGTACCTTGTTTATCGTACCCGGTCACATCGACCACCAAATACTGAGATGTGGTTTTGCCCGAGCAACCTACAGGATACGGAGTGACTGTATTCCAATCAATAAACTGATACGATTTCAGCGATACAGTACTCTCATCGTGAAATCTGAACGTTTGCCACACTCGCCCCGTGTGTGACTTTTTATCTCCATTATTGATATTTGGCCCCCAAACGGATGCATCGATTACGGACATGGGTATAATCGCAACCTTGACACCATATGACTTTGGGTCACGAGCCATATTTGTAAAAGTATCCGGAACGTAGTTTGATAACTGGTTATACCAATCGTGCGCGTAATGATCGATTATGCGTAGATACCTGATGCGGCTATCATATATCACATCATTCTTGAAATTGAATTTATCCTCCCAGCTTGTTTTGAAGAATTTGTGCTTTCCTAAAACTTGCAAAGCTATATTAGGCTTACTACTTCCTACCTTATCTACAAATCTGATGCGAGGTGCATTCGCATTGGTCGTAATGTCCTCGAAGTAACCAAAACAATAGAACTTGATGCCAGCTTTTACTTCATCAACCATTGCTTGCGTTACCTTTTCGCCTGGCTTAATTACATCCACTATCAGTACCATTAATTGCTCACGACGTTTATGGACCCACTGAGCTGCGAATTCATATCCTTGCGGAACTGATACTGCGATAAGAGGTGCATCGCCATGATATATGCGATTAGTGATATAAAAGACCTGGATTACGTTAGCCTCCCCTGCAATATATCCATATTGGAATTTACTTGTAGGCACCAGCATAGGCGTGTAAGCTACAGGATTGAGTGGAATTTGAACCGTTGGCGTTATTCCCCTCATTGCCCCTGTGTAGAGAACTGCATCTTTTTGTTTAGGAAAACTAAGATATACTAGATTGTCATAGGTATCGTTTATAATCGTGACGCCTTCTTTATTCTGTATATTAATAAATTCCATACGCCAGCCACCCTTCGTACGTAAGATCCTTAAATTGACGATTGATATTATATTCATCCTGGGACACTGCAAAATAATATGTTATGACATTGCCCCTAACCTCTGCCACTAAGTACTGCCCCATGGCTGCGGCCCAGACATGCTGCCCAGGCTGCAATCCATTCACAGTAATTTGTTGGCGCCGATTTGGGATGTCAGATACATACATCCGCCCCTCGATTCGTGTAAGCCTTTCCTTGAGATTTAGTATGATATTGCCGTTAGCATCATAAGCTAATACGTGCGGTTCCATAATACCTCCTACCAGCATCCAAGTTTAATCCGAGGGTTGTTATCGTCATCAAAGCCTGTAATAAGATTATCCTGAATCTCAACACGAGCACCGGTCTCTCTTGATCGAAGTAACCCGATTGTACCGGACACCGCCGATAAACTATCAACATGTAATTTGTCGGCAGTAACTGCGTTAGCCTGAATCATCTTATTAACAATGACGTTATCGTCGAACTTAGTCGCTCCAGTGATGTGAATCAATTTCCCCGCAATGTATACCCCAGACTGACTGAGGTTAATGCGAGACACCAACTCACCACCATCAATCTCGCCAATACTTTTTTTAACTTGTAAATCGATGCTACCAGCTAACTCAGTAATGCGAGATTCCGTATGTGACGCCAAATTCGTAATTCTTCTAGTGGTCTCTTCAGAATTCTTATTGAATTTCTTATCAAGTTCCTTAATTCGCTCATCAACTTTATTCAGCCCGAGAGACTCAAGGTCTAGCAAGCTCGCATCAATTTGTGTCTTAATCACGACTTGCTTCTCGTTAACGAATCCATCTCCGAACACATCAACAAACGAGCAACGTATCCGATATATTCCGGCTGAGTTCGAATACGTCAGCATGGTGCTAGTAGTTTCAAAATCATCAGTACGTTCATCTCCGATCACGTGGCATCTGATTGCGTATGCTTGTGCTGGCTTAGTTGAGAAATAAAGATTAAATCCCCCTAACTGGCTTTTTACTACAAACTCAGGCGCTGCCAACTGCGGAACGTTATACTCGTACGTTGCTGCAGTCGAGTATTTGCCTAACGTGCTGCGAGCATATAGATAAACAGTATCCGCTCGTTTAGTTAAAGTAAGTACAGCAGAAGTACCTTTAACTCTTGCCAATAAAGCATTCGTATCTTTACCAGGATTATTATCGGTACGTAATTCGTAATAGTCGACGTCAGCATTCAGCACCTCATTCCATGATGCGGTGGCGTTTCTACTGAAAGTAATACCGAAATTGCTAGGCATATCGGGTACCGCATCCATCGGTTTGACTATCACATCAACCATTTGAGCGGTTTCTGCCCTGTTACCAAATCGGTCAACTGAAATTGCTTTGATTCGATACTCCTCACCTGGACCTAATGATTTGATAATAACCTGACTATTACTACTGCCAGCGTACTGCCATTCTTGCCCTGGCACAGGCTTTCCGCTCTTCGACTTTAAGAGATACCAAATCTCCGCCACATCGAAATTAGCAGGATTACTAGGCGGATCAAATAGCACTTGTAAGTCATAGTAAACACTTTTATCGGCCGTTTGATTGTACCGACTTAGGACACGTAAATTCTGAACATCCTCTGGCGTCTGCATCTTAGGTATGGCTATAGATTTTGTCACGCCAGTAGTCAGCTGGCCTAACTCATTAATTGCCTGCACGCGTACTTCATAGTTCGCGCCTAGCAGCACATCGGATATTGTGGTAGTATTTGTGGATGCTGGGTAGTTTCCGATATATGTCCACGTATCGCTTTTTACGTTTCGGTAATTCACGACTACGTTTGAGACTTTTCCATCGCGAGGTAACTGCCACGTTACACCTATGCGTGAATACATGATGCCATTAGCACCATAGACATCGCTCACTAACCCTACTGATTGAATATCAGATGCACCGTGATTCGTATAATCAATACTTGGCACCGTGCCATCATCCGATACGTAAAGTTCTGGATAATACTCCATGCATTGGATCTTACGAGTCATTTCTGATAATGTTTTCGTAATGGCTAACACACGAAATGGCTTAGCCGATTTAGAAACCTCTCCGAATGCGTATACCGCATCAGGCTGCACCGGTATAGCCTCTTTAACAATCACATTGAGACCTGATACATTTACTACGTTAAACGTAGAGACGATATCCGTAGAGTTGCTACGGATCAGCAACTGATAATTCTTCCCTGGGTGTACCGACACTTCCTTGTCAAGTGTAATCGTCTGGCCACTTACCGCAACCACACGACCACCCTCGCCCCATTCAGGTATGTCGTGCTGAATTAAAATAATATCTCCTACCGTGCACGCTATGGCATCCGTAAACGCCTCTATTGTCACAGTACGTATTTCATATTTATTGCATCGCAAGAAATGCTTACCATGTTTATATGCCTGCTCAAGGCTAGTACATCCCATGAGTTCAACTTGTGCCGGATTTGTTAGTGTATCCGACTCGTCGTAAGTATCCCCATATACTGGAATGACGTCTCGCTCATAATCCTTATCCTTGTTAAGGAACGATATTTCGACAGAGTTAGCCCTAGCCTCTACACCTTGAAACTCTTCAGTAAAGCTGCCGTGTTTTATATTGGCTACAGTAAACAACTGTACCGGTGTAGATTGATAATCGCTAACGCATGTGAACCTGGTTCCTACAGGAATTACTTTCCCTCGACCTACTGCTTCCGGATACTTTAACGCATCCCATAATCGCATAGCGGTGTCGTATATATAGTTGAACGTAAACCCATTTGTTTTGCACTTATCTGCCCATGCCTTAAATGCGTTATAGTCAAGGCGCATATGGGGCTGTCCGAATACAATATATTCACCGCCAATCTTACGACAGATGTGGATTAAATCATATGCAGCCCATGCCGGATTATCCGCTGGTTGAGCTTCGTACTTATTGATATACGGATTGAACACATACACCTCTGAACGCTCTTGAATCCATGTCACTTTTGGATCGGTACCGCTTAGCTGAGATGTAGCTAAAGCCTTAATTCCAATGAGGGCTTTTCCTGGATGCACAAAATCGTCATAGATAATTTGAGTTAGCTGTACCCAGTAGACCTTATTAACATGGCGCAAGCTTTTACCATCTTTCGCACTGCAGCGCATGCGGATTTCGTAGCGAGCCTTTTCAAGATTGTCAAAGCGAAATACACGATAAAACGCATTATTTGTAGCCTCTTCAATTCGCCCTGCATAATCGGATGTATTCGTCACGCTATTATCCGACTTGATAAAGTTCCACGCATCGCGGCGCTTAATATGACCGGCCATGCCCTTTTGATTTGCTAAAGGTAATGCCTGCCAGGACTCATCGCCTACCTTACGAATTTCTGCTTTCAAAGTGACAGACGTCCGGTCAGCGCCGCCGCTATCATTTGAATAATATAATCCGTTTGGGAATCCAACAGTTAACTCTATCGCGTCACACGCATCGCCTTGTACCTGTTGTGTATTCCATGATTCAGTCAATTCATAGTTTAGGGATTGATCCGCAAAGTTATCATTGAAATTTGGGATAACTGTTTGGTCATTTGTGCCCTTTCTGATATCCACCTGCACATCTTTATAATTACTGATTGGGTTAGCATTAATACGAATATCTTCTATTTTTGATAATTCGCCCTCACCTGCACAATATAAAAGGTTAAGATATTGCTTTTCACCATCACTAATTACATGGCGGGATAATAATAACCCAGCGCTTTTCATCCGGCCATACGTCACGGCTAAAGGGTAGCCCTGCCCAGTAACAGTTTCGGTACCTCCCCAGCCATATGTATTTGACTGTTCGGAATTCGAACGGTCAACCTTAGGAGCAGTTAACTTTGAAATGATAGCATTACCTATCATCCCTACCGCCATAGCGATAACTGACCGCCAAATCAAGCTTTGGATACCAAAGATAGCACCCGAAGCAATACCACCGGTAAATACGGCCATCCCTATTGATAGAAGAACGCCAAAGAATTTACCCTCAACTCGGGGCATTACTACAATGTAGTCTTCATCGTTCACAACTGTATCCGGCGCTGCTTCATGTCCATTTACTGAGTACGCCCATTCACCAGGTGCACTGAAGTAATAGCTGATAGGCTTGCCCTGTTTAAATGGCAAATATTTTGTATCCCGTTGCTCTGGCTTGAACGGATTATTTACAATGATTACATTAACCATCTGCTACTCCTTCCTTTCATAAATGTGCTTCAATCGAGGCACGTACTTTGATATGTGCTCTATACAGGTGCCGCTGTGTTCAGTAGCGTGTATAAATTTACCTTCGCCAAGATAAACCCCTACATGATCGATATTTTTACCATATAGAGCAAACACCAAAACACTCCCTGGCATTGGATCACGAACCTCGCACCATTCATCCATTTGGATTTGGGTATATTCGGGTAGTGGTATTCCACTACGCCGATATACCTCAACAACTACATCCCAGCATTTCATTTCCGAGAATGGGGTACCTATCATATCAGTCAAGTCACTTATTGGATACATACAGTCCTCCTTGCGGAATAGTAGGTTCTCCTCCAAATCGAGTACTGTTCCCCAATTCACGACATCGCGCTAGGGTTTTATTGCATTGATTTTCGTGACCCTTATATCCACACTGAACGCCTTTAAACTTAAACGGGCAGAAATCCTTCATCACACGGATTAACGGGAATCGTCGAGTGAAACTAAAGTCAGTGCCCAACGTAAACTCCATCCATTCAGCATTCGCATGGGTTCCCGTAATTACGAAATGCTCCTCTTGCTCGCACACATCAGGTATATTCGTATTCACTACACGAATGATGACATTGGCTCCAGTGAATCCATTATTAGACTCTGCCATGCGCTGAATTGTACGAGTCACGTTAGACACAGACAGCTTGATATTAGGTAAATCCGTCGCATTCTCTGTAACATCTTGAATGGTAAATGGAAATGCAATATAGGTATTGCCTTGAAATTGGATATTCTCCGTATTATATACCAATCGAATCGTATCCCCTTTATAGGATATTTCTAACAGCATTAACCACACACCTGTGGCCGATATTTGGTTTTTCTCTAAAATCGATGCCGTTGAGAGCGGTAACATGTTATACCTCCTGTAATTTCACGGTTCCCATCCACACTCCGTAGTCATTCGCCGCAAAGTCTAACTGATCAGCAAATCGTACATTTAGTGTTTCCCGTGTTTCCGGATGAACCCAAGCGAATATACCGGAGCAGTTGACTTCATCGAAGAATGACCGAAGTTTATAGTAATCAGCTGTTGGCAACTTGTACCCTACGGAATATGTCCGCCGGGTCTTTGTCGTCTTCTTCCTGGTGATTAGCGTCATGTTTTCAACTTGGCCTTTATACGAAATATCTGGAGTAGTCTCCTGAATTGGATATATCGGCCATCGAATATCTGGAAATACTGCCATAGTTATACTGCGGATGCCTTGATGGCGTCACGCATACCTCCTTTGTTTGATTCCATAGCACGAACCACTACATCGATAACATAATTCTCACCATCGAACCGAGAGTTCTGTTGCTTACTTTCAAGTTCTTGGCCAGACTGATTAACAATGTTAACAACTACGTTGTTACTTGTAGCTCCGCCGCCCATTAATCTACGGGTTTCGCTTGCTGTGTAAATGCGGTGCGATCCAGAGGACTGTAATAGTTCCGGTCCGTTTTCACCAACTAACATAAGCCCTGGATTCGTTTTTCCTCCGGCGGCGAATCGATTTCCTGTAAATGCAGAACTAAACGAACTACCACCGGCAAATGACGATGTCCCTTTTACAGCACCTAGTGAACCAATACCACTTACTGCACCACCAAATAATCCTTGCAACTTAGGCATGATGTATTGTTGGAACGTTAACTGAATCATCATCTTAATAATGGCATTTGTCATATCCTTGAATATGTCCTTAATGCCTTTACTAAATGACTTCGTTCCTGTTGCCATTGCCTCGAGATTATTTGTCCATGCTGAATTGATAGAGCTCATCGTACTATCAAAAGTAGATTTCGCTAAATCAGCATAATTGGTAGTCTCTTGCTTATATTGGCGTGCGGCTTCTTGTAGGCTCGTTTTCAGACTGCGACCTGCAAGTTCCCATAGCTTCTGTTGAGACTCTAATAGGTTCTTTTCAATTTGCAGTCTTTGCGTAGCTGTTAACTGGGCCTCATTGACTTCACTCCGTGCATAGTCAATATAGGTCTTTAACTCTTCAGCAAGTAGTGCGTCCGCATCACTGCGAGATAAGCGAC